GACCAGCACTTATATAAATAAATAAAAATAATTTACCAAAGCCCTTGAAACACGCCGACGCTCTAGACCCCTATATAAGTATAAGGCGAAATACTTATTGAGCCTTCTGTGGCTGGCTTAATGCCAGCCTAAAAGATTATATATGCAAGAGTGGGGATACTTCTGCCCAGACCCCTCTGTACTACTACAGACCCTGGAGTCCACATTGGAAAGAAATTTATCACCAGAAGAAGCTCGTAAAGAACTAATCGACTTGGTACGCCAAGGGCGCACCATCGCCGATGCCCTAAAGGTTATTGGTAGGTCTCGCTCTTGGTATGATACCCAACGCCGAGAAGCCGAGGGCTTCTCAGCTTATGTAGATAATGCTCGGTTTAGAACATCAGACCTCGCTGATAACGCTCGGTCTGAACTATCTGGATTTGCGGAGTTCTCTGAGAATTACTTGGGAACCAAGGTTCCACCCCACATGATGAATGTGGTGGACATGTTGGAAGGCAATGATCCTTCTTGGTTACACGACAGCATGGTCTACGAAAAAGGGTCGGCGGGCTTATCCCGCCTCTTGGTAAACGTACCCCCTAACCACGCCAAGACGATGACGATCACGATTAACTATGTGACCTACCGTCTGGTTAAAAATCCTAATATCTCCATCATGGTTATTTCTAAAACCCAGGAGCAGGCAAAGAAGTTTTTGTATGCAATCAAGCAACGCTTGACGCATCCGAGGTACGCTGACCTACAGGCAGCTTTTGGTCCAGTCGATGGGTACAAAGCTACTGCAGACCAGTGGTCAGCAACCAAGATTTATCTTGGTGGCGACATCCGCGATAACGATGCTAAAGACCCTTCGGTTGAAGCTATCGGTATGGGCGGGCAAGTTTACGGAAACCGTGCAGACCTAATTGTTCTAGACGACGTAGTCACTCTGAGTAATGCTTCAGAGTGGGCTAAGCAACAAGAGTGGATTCGACAGGAAGTTGCTTCCCGCCTTCCACCAGGTGGTGGGCAACTTCTTGTTGTCGGTACTAGAGTCTCAGCGGTTGACTTATATAAAGAGCTCCGCAACCCACAGCATTACACCGATGGCATATTGCCTTGGTCATATTTGTCCATGCCTGCAGTCTTAGAATATGCAGACAAGCCTGAAGACTGGAAATGTCTTTGGGAGAAAACTGAACAACCTCTTACGGATACTGACGTACCCGACGAGAATGGTTTGTTTGATCGATGGACAGGACCGCGTCTAACGGCGGTCCGTAACGAGGCAGGACCATCTAAGTGGTCACTGGTTTACCAGAACCTCGATATTGCGGAGAATGCAATCTTCGACCCGATGTGCGTCAGAGGCGCAGTAAACGGAATGAGAAAGTCGGGGGCTTTGGTTGCAGGCGCAGCAGGACATCCCAATAACTGTGAGAACTTCTACAGAGTTATAGGTATCGACCCAGCAATGTCTGGTGATACCGCTGCTATCGCCTATGCGGTTGACCGCAGGTCACATAAACGCTACGTCATGGATGTTCACATCATGACAGCTCCTACACCTGCAGCAATTCGTTCTCTTATTAGGGAGTGGACCGATGCGTATAAACCGCATACGGTCATTGTGGAATCAAATGCTTTTCAGCTTTTCCTTACACAAGACGAAGAGATTCGTAACTTCCTGTCTACACGTGGAGTCGCATACCGACCTCACTACACAGGAAACAATAAACAGGATCCAGAGTTTGGCGTAGCCTCTCTGGCTCCACTGTTCGGAACCATCACTAAGCGAGATGGTGTCATGAACAACTTCAAGCATGCTGACGATAACTTAATTGAGTTGCCAGATAGCTCGAAGAATGAACATGTTAAAAAGTTAATAGAACAACTAGTAACCTGGCAACCAGGAGTACAAGGCAAGAAGCTCAAGATGGACGCCGTTATGGCGTTATGGTTCTGTGAGATCGTAGCCAGAGAAACTTTATTAACCTCGACTAACGTACCTAACTTTCTAAACAATCAATTCACACCTCGTGGACAGATTGAGTCAAGGTACATCATCAACTTAGATGACCTCGCTGCACAACAGCGAGCCGTGAGATTGTGACATTAATGAAAGAACTTGTAAATGCATTCGAGCAATTAAAAGCTCGTAACTCCGAGCGCGATAAGCGCATGCGCGAGGTTGCTTTGGTTAGAGCGGGTAATGCCGATCAAGTCTTCCGTGGGCTATTCCCAGAAGGCGTGTGGTCACGTCCCATCATTGCAAACCTCATTGATGTCGTTGCACGAGATGTTGCTGAACAAGTCGGTGTTCTTCCTACCATTACTGCTGCTGGTGATTCTTCTCTAGATGATAACCAGCGTTCCAAGGCTGACAAGCGTACCAAGATTGCAAATTATTATGTTGCATCATCTCGGCTTGGAACGGAACTACTGCGTGGCGCAGATCAGTTAGCAACCTATGGCTTTGTTCCTTTGCGAGTTGAACCAAACTTTAAGGACAAGCGACCACACATCCATGTGGAAAATTCAATGGGTGCTTATTACGATATGGATCGCTTCGGTGTTGTAAACACCTACGCTCGTCTATATCACCGTAAAGCTGGAGATTTGGCTGCTCATTTCCCCGAGCATGCCGATGCAATTCTTCAAACAAATACTTATACACGTGGCGATGGCAACAGCTTGTTACAAGTTGTACGTTGGACAGATAAGCAAAAGACTGTTCTCTTCTTGCCAGATCGGGGAGGTTTAGTACTTGCAACAACACCGAACAAAACAGGCGTCGTCCCAATTGCGATTGCTCAACGTCCTTCTCTTGATGGAGAAACTCGGGGTCAATTCGACGATGTACTACCTGTTTACGCAGCGAAAGCGCGACTTGCTCTTCTTACCATGGAAGCTGTTCAGAAGTCTGTTGAAGCTCCTCTTGCTCTTCCCAATGATGTTACTTCTCTATCCATTGGTCCTGATTCAGTCATTCGTTCTAATTCCCCTGAAAAGATTCGTCGTGTTAATCTGGACGTACCTCAGTACGCATTTGCGGAGAACAATGTTCTAGCAGATGAAATGAAGTTGGGAACACGTTTCCCTCAAGCACGTGCAGGACAAGCAGAAGGTTCAGTAGTTACTGGTCAAGGCGTAAAGGCTTTGATGGCAGGCTACGATTCACAAGTTAAGATTTACCAATCAATTCTTGGTGAGGCAATCGGACAAGCAATTTCATTTGCATTCGCAACTGATGAAGCATACTTTACAGATATTACTCGTGAAGTATCTGCAACTGCTAACGGAGTTCCTTACAAGTTAAAGTACAAGCCATCTTCCGACATTAACGGAAACTTTGGCGTGACCGTTGAGTACGGTCTTATGGCAGGTTTAGATCCTAACCGCGCATTGGTATGGGGTCTACAAGCTCGTGGAGATAAGTTAATCTCTCGAGGAATGTTGCGTCGCAACCTTCCTATCTCGCTTAATGCTGGCGAAGAAGAGCGAGCAATTGACATCGAAGAAATGCGTGATTCCCTTAAGGCGTCCGTATCGCAAATGGCTGCAGCAATTCCACAAATGGTAATGCAAGGTCAAGACCCGATGAAGATTGTAGAAAAGATGGCAAGCGTTATTACAGATCGCAAAAAGGGTATCCCTCTTGAGGATGCAGTAGCAAATGCTTTTAAGCCAGAGCCAGCACCAGAACCACCAGCAGGACAACCAGGAATGCCTGAACAACCAGCAGTTCCTGAACCTGGAATGGGTGGAGGACAAGCACCACAACTTCCTCAAGGTAGACCAGCAATGCAAGAACTGCTTGCAGGTTTAACAGGTGGAGGAAATCCAAATCTAGCAGCGAGAGTAACTCGTCAGATCCCAGCATAACTAAGGAGAAACAAATGTTCGGAAAGCAAGGAAAAGCAGCAAAGGCTCCAACTTCAACAGCTATGTCAGCAAAGAAGAACGGCGGAAAAGTCGTTGGTGGCGGAATGGTAAAGCAAGGCGTTACCCCAAAGGGTATCAAAGGCAACAACAACAAGCTGAAGTAAGCCACGACAAGGAGATATTAAAATGGCAGAAAAGTATTTTTTTGAGTACGAGAAGGAAAGCAAAGCCAGAACTACTGCCCGCAATGCAGCAAAGAATCGCGCAGTAAAGAAGGCAGAATCAATGGGACTAAAGAAGACTAACCTAGACAAGACTGCTGGTTCACGTCCTAAGTCTGGCGATGGATTAGTTCAGGCTATTACAAATCAATACCGTGTAACTGCAAAAGAAGCTGCACAGATTGTTAAGACAATCAAGGAAGCTAAGCCAGTTCTTGGAGCAGTTAATCCAGCTAAAGAAGCAGCTAAGTTTGTTGGCGGAGCAGTAAAGGCAAACGTTCAACTTCCAGGCAAGGTTGCAGGAATTGCAAAGCGCAATGCTGCAGGAGCTGTCAAGAACTTCAAGCAAGGCTTCAACAAGTAATTTTAATTAAGTAGAGGATAACTATGGCAGCGAAGAAACCGAAAGCTCCTAAGAAGTTTAAGCAGGCGCGTAAAGCTGCCGTTGCCGACGCCAGGGGAGCTTTCACAAGTGGAAAGACAAAGGCAGTACGCCGTGACCCTATGGCAAAGGTGTCTGCTGAAGATAGAGCGGTTCTTTCAGAAGTAAAGAAAGAAGCTCGCGGTAATTACATTACCGATGATAAAGGCAATAAGGTTTTCCAAAAGCCTACAGAGACTGCTCAAGAGCGTATGCTCCGTGATCGCCGTGAGGCTAAGGCAGCAGTTGATCGTATGTATGAAGCAGAAGATGCTAAGAATGAAAAGCCAGCAAAGAAGTCCGCTGCAAAAGCGTCTACTCCTGCTGCTGTAGAAGCACCTACTGAGACAAAGCCAAAGGTTAATAAGCCAGGATTAAAGAAGAAGTCTGCGAAGAAGTCATCTGCAAAGAAGCCTGCAACTAAAGGTTATTCAGCTGGTAAGACTCTTAACGCAACTGGTCAGGCTCGCTACGATGCTCTTGTTAAAGAAGGCGTTGCACCTAAGAAGGCAATGAACAAAGCTTTATTTGCACAAGAAAAAGAAGCTAAGAAAACTGAATCACCAAAAGCTAAGACAGATACTGCACCAAAAACTAAGAAGTCTAGTTCGCCAAAGATGGCACGTCCAACTGATGCATCACTTACACAGATGGAAGATGACTACTTAAAGAAGACACAAGAAAAACTAATTAAGCAAGGCAAGCTTTCAGGTTCCAAGGAAATTGCAATTCGTCCAAAGGGTGAAGTCGCAAGCCAAAGAACAGGTACTATTGATGTAAAGGCAAAGCCAATCCCTGGCAGCGATACTGTTGTTAAAAAAGGAAGCAAACTTAAGAAGGCAGGAAAGTTTGGTCTTATTGGTGGAGCACTTGCTGCAACATTTGATGCCAAGAATATGGTTGAAGGATCTAAGCGTAAGGCTCAGGCTGAAGCAGATTTGTTCTACGAACAAAAGGGTCGTAACCGTAACCCAATAGAAAAAGCTGGAGCAGCAGTTGGATCACTTCCAACTTCAGCAAAGCAACTTGCTAGATATGTAACTATGGGTCTTGCTGGCGAAGATGTCGGCACAGCTGCAGATAGAGCAGAAAAGAAACTTGCTAAGTATAAGCAACAGAAAACTGCTAAAGCTAATAAGGGATTGCGTTATGGTCCTAGAGGTGAAAGCCTTGTTCCAGGAACTGCTGCATACAAGGGTGGTTCTAAGACACGCCCAGCAGCGGGTGCAGCTGGAGGAGCAGGTTCTGCTGGCTCTGCGGGTTCTGCAAAAGGTGGAGCAAAAGGCGGAGCTGCTGGTGTAACACCAGGTCCAGGAGGATCTACAACATCTTCTTATACTGTAAAGCGCGGAGATACTCTCTCTGCTATCGCAAAAAATTCAGGCGTGAAGCTCTCCGAGCTTCTAGCAGCTAATACCAAGTTCAAGACAAACCCTAAGTACAAGGGTGGAAATATGATCTGGGCTGGTACAAAGGTAAAACTTCCAAAGAAATAAGGTAACTAATGTCAATGATGCAACCTAACCCTGGTGTAGTGTCAGGTCCTGGAAAGCTTTCTAAGCGCACCGACCTTCCTCCATCACAAGGTGCTAAAAGACTTCCTAATGCAGCCTATGGCGAGCAAAAAGAGTTTCAGGCAATGCAAGGTAGCGCACCAATGGCAAAAGCTCCTAACCCAATGGCTAATGTTGTGCCATTTAGTGCGCCAACTAACCGACCAAGCGAACCTGTTACTGCAGGAATTGACGCTGGTCCAGGACCAGGAAGTGAAATTCTAGGATTAAAAGGTGCTGCAGAAACTATGCAGGAAGATTTAAGTGTATTAGCTAAGTACATGCCATTGATGGCAGCTTACGCTGATACAACCGAGTCAACTGGAACCATGAAAGCGTTTATACGCTATCTAAGAGGTAATGCTCAATGAAGGTTTTTCGCAAATTTGAAGAAAACCTTGAGTATCTTGGATTTGACATGGCTCCAGTTGCCTGGGATTTAGCTCGTTTCCCTTTCGAATCCGATGAAGATCGTATTGCTTTGCTAAACGAATTAACGGATAAGACGGAAGGACCAGTAAGTGGCGGACAACAGACAACCATTTGATTTTTCTGGTCTAGGCGCAACAGTTGGCGGACAGCCAGTACCACAAAAACCTTTGTCAAAGGTAGATTCTTTTAAGAAGAGTACATTTGATGACGGAACTAAGGTCGGTGGCGTAGAAGAAAAGATTCTTCCATTCGTTGGTAAGCAAATTGAGAAGGCGCAAAAAGGTCCACTAGGATTTATTGTTAACCCTGCACTTCGCACAATGGAATATGCATACAAGAATGTTATCCAACCAGCACAACGTGTTGTTGCTACAACAGCATTGCTACCAGAAGCATTGGAAGCACAGAAAAAAGGTAGCGGGTTATCTGCAATTCCTAAAGCTTTCCAGTTGGCAGTCGATGAATCCAAGAATATCTCAATGGGTCAGGCTGTTTCAAGAAACGTATTGGGCAACTTGCCGTTACCACAAAGCATTTTACCTACAGTTGCTAAAGAAGACTTTAATATCTTTGATAAAGAGCAACGAGATAAAGCATTCCGTGATGAGTTCATAGGAATTGTTTCATCTGGTGCTACAGATCTTGCTATCAATGGCGTAATGAGCAAGGTTGCAGGTGCTGCTACAAAAGAAGCAATGAAAAAAGTACGTGGAACTTCACGAATCGTTACCGAAAAGGACATGCAACAGTTCTCTGCTAAGGCAGATGAGGCTGTTCAGTGGGCAGCTGGTGGAAAACTAGACACAGCCCCAAGCGGTCTTGCTGTTTACATGGATGATGCGGTTAAAGAGCGTAACGTTCAGCGTTTACAGGCTAACCCTCTTATTGCTGAGACAAATAACCCACTACGTACGGCAACAATTGTTTCTCGTATCGACAACCACGCAGATCTTGCTGATTATCTCAAGGCAGAACGTGGTGATGCAGCAGCATTCGACCGATTCATGCAGAAGCAAGCATTAAGTGCTGACCATCTTGACAACTATGGGTTCAAAGACTTCAGCCCAGTCAGTGACTGGAGCAAGATTCATGATGAAGTTCTCACAGAGAACTTAGCACCACGATACCAAGCAATTATTAACGACCTTAAGTCTAAAGACAAGGCATTTGCTGCACAGTTAGACGACTGGGCAAGCAAAGCAAACATTGGTGATCGCGGAACTGGTTATGTACCAGGGCGATTCGGAATGGTTGAGTCAGCAGCACTGTCTCTTAACAAGGTACGTGAAGGTGCTCGCTACGGCAGCGCAAAGATTTTTGGTAGCGATCCAACTAAAGATGGATGGCGTACAAAGGTATACCAATCTTCACCATATGACCGCATAGTTCGTGTTATTACATGGACAGGAGATGCGCGTCCACAAGGTTACATCAATCTTTCTAACCCACGTAAGGGTGAAGCGGTTAACGATGTTCTTTCAGAACTCAATCGTCTTCAGTTCCTTAAGGGTAAGCAAGGCGAAATGTTCAAGCGTCAGATGGCTGAAAGATTTCTTTCTGCCACAACTAATAGCGAACAAGCTCGTGTATTAGTTGCCATTGAGAAGGAAGTTATGCTTCGCCTTGCGAAGCAATACAACGTTCGCTCAATCGGTGGCATTGGTGATGATGCAGAACTTATCAAGATGGTTGAAACACTTCACAAAGCAGCAGATTCTCGTCGTACAACGGCAGCAGAGTTTGCCAAAAAGCAGGGTCTTATCCCAGATGAAGATGGCAGCCTTAACATTATTCAACTTCGTTCACAAACAACTGAAGTTAACAACGTACCAATGCTTGACTTCCGCAAACTTGAAATGGAAGTTATCTTAGGAACACGTGAACGCGCAGGCGTACGTTCTGGTATCGGTAAGGGAACAGTTGCTCGCACATACATGGGCAAGTATGGCATGCAGGCAGGTCAATTCCTAGATATTGCTAACATGGTGTTCAACAACTTGAACCTATTGCGTGTTGCATATATCCCAAAGAACGCAATCATCGATCCATTTATGCGTGGTTCTATGGCTCTTGAAAGCACAGAGTTAGCACGTAATGCGATCCCTGGCTTTGGCAATATGGTAGAAAATTCTGCAAATAGATTCAAGTTAATGAATCGATATGTGCCAGGAACAGCAAGCTTTGCTTCTCGCAAAGCAGAGCAGGCAATTCTTAAAGACATTGACATTGCCTATGGCAAGTTAGATCCAATGATTAGAAAAATGGAATCAACAGCCAAGGTTGAAGCAGATGCTGAAGCATTATGGTTAACAGCTAAAGCCAACTCTGATGCAGCAGAAGCTGCATTAAAGGCAGCAACTCCAGCTAAGAAAGCAGCTGCTACATCTGCTAAGCATGACGCTGACTATAAATTATATTTGGCTCAGAATGAATATACAAAGGTTTCTAACGAAGCCAAGCTTGCATCTGATGCAGTAACTGGCTTATCAATTCTTATTGAAAAGAACCGAGCAAAAGTCGCAGGCGCAATTCGCCGTGAAGGCGACATGAAGCAACGTAAGTACATTGGTAAAGAAGCAGATGTTATTACAGTTGATGGTAAGGATTACAACATTAAGGGTCTTGGTGATCCTAACGTTCGCGGTGCAGCTGTATATCTAGACGAGATTGATTCAGCATCTAGTTTGTATTCAAAGCTATTTGAATCAGAAGCATCTATGAATGTTCGTGCTCGTAGCCAGCAATGGGTAAGAGTAAAGCGCGAAGATGGCAAGGCGTATTACAACGCTATCGCTCACGTGCTTAACCGTCAGATTCGTCAGGAACTTGACATGCCTCTCGGCATGATGCTTCGTGGTGAATCAGATCAAGCAATCATGAACTTTCTTTATAAGACAGAGGCTGGTAAAGAATACCGTCGCCGTATGTCATCTGATGCTGGAAGAACTCTTACGCAAGATGACTTTTTGTCATGGACAAGCGAGACAAGTGCTTATCTTCAAAAGTTTGTACCAAGTGAAGAATTACGCAGAATCGCTTTAGAGCGACCAGTAACAGTTAAGGAAGTAGAAAATTTCCTTAAGTCTCGAGCAGATCTTCTTCCAGAAATTGATGGACCTAACGTAAGTCTGTCAGATCTAAGCAAAGGTGAGCGACTCGTATCACGAGTTGCCAACGTTCAGGGAACAGCATGGCGTCTACTAGGTGCTGCTGAAAACAAGTTAGTTCGTAACCCAATGTTTATGATCTACGCAAAAGAAGAAATGGAATACCTAATCAAGTCCGCTCGTCGTACTGGTGTAGATCCATCTGATGTGGTAGTCAATCATCAGTTCCGTCAGATTGCAATGCGTAATGCAGTGTCAAGAATTGAAGAGACTCTTTACTCATCACGTCGTCTAACTAACGGAATGTATGCAGCACGTTATGCAATGGCGTTCCCAATGGCGTTCTTCAACAGCCAGGCAGTAGCACTCAAGCTTATGGCTAAGAACCCAATGAACGCTTACTGGTATAACAGTGTATCTGATTCTCTTGCTAACTTTGAACCGTATGTTGACCAAGAAGGAAATACATACAAGTCAATGATTGATGTTCCTCCAGGAACTGTGGTATCTGTTACATACCCGATCCCAGCAAGCATTACAACAAAGATTGAAAACATTCCAGGAATTGGAAAGGCTGCAGCAGCAGCCTTAAAACCATACACAGATACTCGTGGTGGTGGACTTAAATGGAATCCAAAGCAGATGGAGTTTATGATTGCAGACCCAAGCGTTGCTTGGTTTGGCAGTGTTCTTGTTTCATCTCTTATCAAGGGTCAACTTGACACACCATTGTGGAAGACACCAGATGGTGAAAAGGTTGTGTCCTACCTACGTAATACATTTGGTGACGACTTCTACGAAAATAGTATTCTCTACGGTGGTTACGTAACATCAGGAAGTAACCTTGCAGCAACAGCAGTTAATGCTATTAAGCCAGCCTACATGGAGTCGTTGTTCCCAACAGGTGAACGATACATGGATCAGGTGTTCACCAACTGGCAGGTTGCTTATGCAGAATGGCATCGTGACGGTCGCATTGGTAATGCTCCAACAATTGAACAAGCAGGAAAAGCTGCTTCAAACCTTAACTTAATTAAGGCAATTGTTCAGTTCAATATGCCAATCTCTACAACATTTGACCCAGTAACTAGAGCAGCTAAAGCATACTACGCAGACTTACTTGAAAAGAACAACAGCGATTATGCAGCTGCTGATAGAGCAATGATGAAAGACTGGGGAATCGACGGACTAGCATTCCTAGGTTCACACCAAAAGAATATTGCTGGAGTTGCATCCACAATAAGTGATATCAAGATGATTCGTAGTAACCGTGAACTTCTTGCATCTTTTGCAAACGTTGACCCAATGTACGCACGTATGATGTCAAGCGGTTACGGCGACCTTGCTGTTGATTACTCAACAGAAGTTGCTGAGATATACAAGAACCTAAACTTTCCTGGAACAATGACAAAGCTTTCACGTCAGAAGACTGAAGAAGAAATTCGAAACGAGACAGATGCTCGTCTTGGTTGGGTCTCTTACAACATGGCAGTTGATGCACGTAACGGCGAAATGGCTCAGTACGGAGTTGGCTCAACTCAGAGCAATGCTTATACATACACTGGAATCAAAAGAAAGTTTGATGAAAGAGTTGCTGAGATTAAGGCTAACTACCCAGGATGGGTTAATGACCGTACCGTGCAGCAAGGAAAGTTCTGGGATCAAACATTCCCAATACTAAAGAAGATTGCTAACGATCCAACTTGGCGCAAGTATGTTGATCCAATTGATGGTGGCAAGTGGGCTGAGATTTCATTCTGGATTGGTCAAGTAGAACAGTTCCGATCAGGTTACGGAAAGCTTGGCTCAACAACAGCAAGAGACCAAGGGTTCTCTTCTTCTTTGAATAACTTTCATTACAAGTTCGTACAAGGCGCAAGCGATGGATTCGCAGCGTTTGCTGCGCGTTGGCTTGAATCAATGCCAGAACTAGATATAGAAAAGGTGGCAGTCCCTAATGGCTAAAAAAGACAGCGATTACGATGGCATTCCAGATAGTGAAGATAAGTACCCATACGATTTCAATAATGGTAAAACTTTTTCAGGTCCTAATCCTTACACTAATGTTGAAACAGACATCGCCCCTATCTATCTTCCTTGGATAACAGATGCAAGCGGTCAGCCAATGCCAGTGCCAGGTGGTTCTACACAAGCACTTAGAGCACTTGCTGCGCTTCGAGTAAATGATCGCAAGAAGTACGGCATCCTTAAGGCTGGTATTGAATATAACCTTGGTCGCAAGGTAACAGATAAAGAAGTAGATGGTCTCTGGAAAAGAGCGGTCGACTGGACTCAGTCACCAGGAACTGGTAACGGAAACCCAGTTGATTACTTTAACCTATTGCGTCCTGGAGATCTTGAATCAAGTTCAAGCGGACCACGATATGGCACACAAGGATTCAAGAATACACAGATAACTGAGTACAGCGGATCTGCTGCTGCTCAGCAGATCAGTGATGAGATGGAGCGCAGACTTGGTCGCAGAGCGACACAAGCTGAAATTGATGCATATAAAAAGGGCGTCAATGCTGCAGCAAAGAAAGATCCATCAGTAACTGAAGGGTCAACAACAACGACTGCTCCTAAAGGAAAAAATACATTAGGAACATCTACAACAAATCAAACATCAAAAACTGGATTTGATCCAACAATGTTTGCTCGTAACTTTGCAATGTCTCGACCAGACTACGCAGAATCATTTGCAGCCAATACATTTTTAGGTCTTGTTGAGAAGTTATTAAAAGATCCTAATGCGATTGGACAGGTAATCGGCGATGGCAGATAAGGTAACGGTTAAAACTGGCGATACGCTTAGCAAGATTGCTGCTGCCAACGGAACAACTGTAGCAAAAATTCTTGCTGTTAACCCAGTATTAAAAAACGATCCAAAGTACAACGGTGGAAGCACTCTCTTTAGTGGAACAACCATTAAGCTTCCAACAGGAACTGGTGCAACAACTGGTTTAAGTACAGCAGTAAACAGCGCAACTAATACTGGTAGTACTGGGACTAGTACTGTAACCAGTACATCTACATCAACACAAGCTCTTACTAATGTTGATAAGCTTGACATGGCTACATTGCAAGCAAAGTTTGGAATTGCTGCTGGTATTATTGGGGCAGACTCAAGTCTTAAAAATGTTCTTGACCAGATCCTAAGCCAAGGAATTACATCTGAGGCATTGATGACTCAGATGATTCAAGGAACACTTTGGTATAAGAATCAGACAGATAAACAACGTCAGTTTGTTTATGCTAAAGAAACTAACCCAGGTCAATTTGCTGCAGACTTACAATTAAATGCAAGCAATATTGTTAAGCAGTTTATGGGTAACGGCATTCAGATTACAGCAGCGCAAGCTATTGACTACGCACAGCAATTAATGCAGTCAGTAATTATTGATGCATCTGGAAAGGTTGTTCGTTACGACCAAGAGTTTCTTAATAAGATTATGGCTAACTCAATTGACTTTAGCAAGAAGAGCACAATCGGTGGCAAGCAGATCTACAACTTAACTGGAAAACTAGAGACTGTAGCTCAAGAACTTTATAAGCGGGCAGCTGAATATGGATTTGATTCAAGCATGTCCAATGAACGATTTGCTGGATGGTTTGAGAACAGCATGAAAGGTCTTATCGCTGGTACAACTAATGCAGAAGATATTGATAATGAACTTCAAAAGCAAGCAATGTCTATGTTCCCTGGATTAACTAACCAGTTATCACAAGGACAAACACTGCGCCAAGCAGCAGATCCATGGCTTAACTCCATTGCTGGAGTATGGGAAGTAGATCCAACTACCTTGGATCTTAATAACCCATTCGTACAGCGAGCACTTAACTACACAGATGAAAAGGGAAATGTAACAACGATGAACCTTTATGACACAAAGAAGATGGCTCGCCGTTCTCCCAACTCTGATTTCACAAGTTGGGCAAAAGAGGAGAAGACAGGTATCGCAAATACTATTCTCCGCGACTTCGGATTCTTGGGGTAAATAGATGCCACGCGACGAATGGTCAAGTTCTTTTTCAACACTGGTAAATTCAGTAGTTGATGAACAAACAAAAGCAGCAGCTGCTAGAGAAGCAGCAGCAGCTATTCCTTATGTAGCACCAACTAAGGTTACAGTTAAACCTGGCGATACTCTTTCTCAAATTGCTAAAGATAACAATATGACGCTTGCAGAGATTAGAGCAATCAATCCTGCAATCATGAACAATCCTAAATACAACGACGGTAATATGATTTGGTCAGGAACAAAAATTGTTATTGATCCTGGTCAGGGGGTAAAAGGTACAAAACCTACTACCTCTGCTCCAACTACCTCAGAGCCAGTTACATCTACTACAACAAGTACTGCTACATCTACTGCTACTAGCACTGCAACTTCTACTGCTACCAGTACTGCTACTTCTACCAGTACTTCTACTAGCACTGCTACATCTACATTTAGCACATCTTACAATACAAGCACTCCTATTAACCCAGTAACCGCAGCAACAGCTGCAGTTGATACACAAATTGCAGATCTTCTTAATCAAATTAATGCAATGAAAGCAACTTTTGATAAGCCAGTAGAAAAGACAGTTGCATACGAAAAGACTATTCGTAAAACTGGTGGAGTTGTAGAAGTCTGGCAAGTTATGTCAGACGGAACCATGGGTAACATGGTTGACACATACAAGGATTATGGTGCTCGTGATTCAGTTCTCAAGATGTTTGAGAACACTGGTCTTGGTGCAGACTTTATGGATTCATTAATGAAATCCATTGATAAGGTATATGAAGATAACATCATGCCTACTGATGCTCAGATCATGAATAGTATTTATGATAGCGATGCGTACAAGACTCGCTTTGCTGCAAACGAAACAATCGCTGCACGTATGAAGGATGGCAAAGGTCGCCCTGGTGACAAACTTCTTTCACCATTTGAATACATTCAGGCAGAGGCTGGCTATAGAAAGATTATGGCTGAGGCTGGACTACCAAGTGGTTTCTACGATACACAAGACGACTTCCGTCGTCTTATCGAAAACTCTGTCAGCGCAGCTGAATTGACAGACCGTGTCAACATTGCTCGTAATGCATTACAGAATGCAGACAAAGCAACCAAGGATGCGCTTAAAAATTACTACGGTATGAGCGAAGGCGAAATGGCTGCCTATCTTCTTGATAGCGAAAAAGCATTTGATATTATTAACTCTAAGTTTAAGTATACAACAGCAGAAGCCCAAGAGATGTATGGTGCTGCTGAAATTGGTGGTGCTGCACTACGTGCTAACCAGCTATCAGACAAAGCATTTTCTGAAGAGATTTACAAAGCAGGCAAAGGTGCTCAAGCAGAAGGTGTATTCCAGAAGGCAGCAACAGATCAAGCAGATTACCGCAGACTCATGGGTCTATACGGTGAACAAGCTGGAGAACAAGATCTTGCTCGTGAAGGACTTGCTCTTGCTGGTGGCTCAGATGTCACTATAAAGAAGAAACAGCTTGCTTCTAAAGAACGTGCAATGTTTGCACAAAAGTCAGCAATTGATACGACGTCTCTCGGACGTCGTGCTAAAAAAGCTGACGTATAACTAGGTTCCATCCCAGATCGACCAGCCCTGGTGATGTGTATAAGTCTGGTAGTCATCACGTCTATGAATCACTTCCCCTTGTGAGGAGTACGTGTGGTGCAAGCCCGATGAGGGTCCAACAACTAATAGGGAGAAAAAGCAATGGCAGAATACAACGAGTACGAAACATACGAAGACGACGAAGACTTCAGCAGCGGGACTGATCTTGTCAAAAAACTACGCAAGCAAGTGGATCAACTTTCTAAGCAACTTAAGGAAAGAGATGCAGTGCTTGAGGAGTATCAGACATACAGTCACGAAGCAGCAGTCGGAGAAGTACTAGAAGGTTTCGGTCTCAATCCAAGAATCGCAGCATTTATTCCATCGGATATTGAAGCCGACGAGGAAGCAGTAGCTGAATGGTTAAATGAATACGGCGATGCTTTTGGCATTACTGCCGTTGATGAATCAGAGTCTTCACAAGAAGACCCTGACGCTCAATCGTTTGAGCAAATGTCGAGCTTTGAAGATGGCGATATCGACCCAACAGTGGGTCGTGACATTCATTCGTTAATTAGCAATGCTAGTTCGGTTGAAGAACTCACCAACTTCTTAAGACGATAACAACCCAATCAACCCTAATAGAAGGAATTAAACGTGCCAACAACACCAGCTACGTCAACGACGACATCAACAATGTCGAACTTGATTCAGACGGCGTATGACAAGTACATTGAGTTTAACCTTCGTTCAGAACCAATGTTCCGCAAGTTTGCGGACAAGCGTCCTGTCGATGTAACAAACCCAGGTAACACTGTCGTATTCCAGGTCTACACAGACCTATCACGTGCTACATCAGCACTAACACAGACACAAGATCCAGATGCAGTAGAGCTCAGTAACACCAACAAGGTTAACGTTACTGTTAACGAATACGGTAACGCTGTAATCACAACTGAGCGTCTTGCTCTTGAGTCTCTTTCAGCAATCGACCCAGCAGTTGCAGACATGTTGTCATTCAACATGCGCGACTCACTAGACTCACTTGTATGGGCTAAGCTCACTGGTCTAGCAACAGGTCGTTTCACAGGAACATCTTCTGCTGACGAATCAACAGTCAATGGACAAGATGTTTCTTCTTCAACTTCAGCAGCTAACTTCACAGCAGCACTTGCTCGCCGTGGTGTAGCAAAGCTACGTGGAGCAAACGTACAGACACGCGAAGGCGGTCTATACACTGCACTAATCCACCCAGATGTTTCATACGATCTACGTTCTGAAGCACAGACATCAGGATCTGCTGTATGGCAGCTTCCTCACACATACACCGACGCAGGTGTAGGTAACCTATGGTCTGGCGAGATCGGTATTTTCGATCAGGTTCGTTATATCGAAACACCTCGTGCAGAATCTATCTCAGGTTCTGGTACATCAAAGGTATACGCAACAGTTCTTCTTGGAAAGCAGGCTCTTATCGAGGCTGTCTCATATGAGCCAAAGACTGTTATCGGTCCAGTTACAGATAAGTTGATGCGCTTCCGCCCAGCGGGTTGGAAGGGTCTTCTTGGATGGAACGTCTTCCGTACAGAAGCACGTTACGTTATCAAGACCAAGTCAAGCATCGCATCTTAATTTGGCGGGAAGGGGTGGGCAACCACCCCTTCCTACTTTAAGGAAACCATGAGCGAAGAACTAAACCTAATCACACCGCTTCAAGCATACGCTTTCGAAGCACATGAAATGTACAAGGCGTTTATTGACGCTGGTTTTACAGATGGTGAAGCTTGGGATTTATTGCTACGCCAACTACCAGAATGGGAATTTCCTGCACCAATGTCAATGAATGACATGGATGATTACGAAGAAGAAGAGGACGAAGATGCCTAAAGTTGGAAAGAAAGAATTCGCATACACTCCAAAGGGTATGGCGATGGCAAAGATGGAAGCAAAGAAGACTGGCAAGAAAATGGCTGTTAAGAAGCCTACTGTTAAGAAGAAGTAAATGGACCCAAGACTAAAGCGAGCAGGTGTATCTGGCTTTAACAAGCCGAAGGCAACGCCTTCACATCCTAAGAAGTCTCACGTTGTTGTAGCCAAATCTGGCTCACAAGTAAAGACTATCCGCTTTGGTCAACAAGGAGTCTCTGGTTCACCACAAAAATCTGGTGAGACTAAGAAGTATAAACAGCGTAGACAAAGTTTCAAAGCACGTCATGCCAAGAACATAAACAAAGGTGTTATGTCAGCAGCCTATTGGGCAGACAAGGTGAAGTGGTAATGACAAAGATATTTAGAGGACCAACATACAAGTACAGACCTGGTCGTGAGTACGACCTTTGGTTTGTTTCTTATCCTATTGGTAAGACCGTTGCCAAAGTCAACGGTACTTGGAAAACAATGGTTGTTCCATATGATCCAGATTTAGCAACATATGACCGCGTATTGCGTGGTGGTTATGACAACGTCATAACAGATGCAGAAGCGGTAGAACTTACGGCAGCAGGATATGGAGATTACATTTTCGATGAGTAACTGTAGATCAGGTTGCAAGACACAAGACCACGCTAACTGGGGTGAGTGTGCCAAGGCTGCCAATTTTAGTATTACAGATCCTTTAGCTAACGCAGCAAACAAGCTTGCTAACAAAGAACTTGATGCGTATAGAAACGCAAGGAAAAACGGTATTCAACCAGCATCAACTCAGATGAAGGATATTAATAAAGCTGTCCGCATGTCTGACAAGGCAGGAAAGGCGTTACAAGCATAATGGCTACGTTAAACGAATTAACAGAACAAACGCTTGGCGAGATCAATGGCTATGTCCGCAACCAAGAGTCGGTAACGATTGCACTAAACGTTGTTGACGCTGATGATCTATCTATCGCAGTTGATGATGCTTCTGCTATCAGCAAGGGAATCATTGAGATTGACGATGAGCTTCTGTATGTAAAGAAGTCTATTGCATCAAGCGGTACTCTTTCAATCCTTGGAACAGCGCAGAATCCAGTAGGACGTGGATGGCGTGGAACTTCAGCAACCAGCCATGTATCTGGTTCGGTTGTAAGAAACAATCCTTTGTTCCCAAGAACTCAGGTCAAGCGAGCAATGCTTGAAACAATTAAAGGAATGAACTTCCCAGTTATTAAAGAAACAAACTTTGACTTTACTGGTTCACAATACGCATACTCATTGCCAGATGATTTAGAAGACATCACTGGTGTCTCATGGGAACTGCCAGACGCAACTGGAGTATGGGCTCTTATTAAGAGATGGCGTATTGATACCAACTACTATGACGAAGATACAAATACATATGGTCAGGCTATCGTTCTCAACGAAGCACCTATGGCTGGTGCTCGTGTCAACGTGCAGTACACAGCATTCCCAACAACTATTACAGCTAACCAGCAATTGACAGCAAGCGGTCTTCCAGAATCATGTGAAGATGTTGTTCGTCTTGGTGCAATGTATCGACTACTTTCAACAGTAGACCCAGGCAAGGTAATTGCCACATCAGTTTCAGCGGACGTATTAGATCAGCCAGTATCTGCTGGTGCATCTACCACTGCTGCTAAATATCTTTTCCAGCTTTACTCCGTCCGCCTTGCGGAAGAGGTTGCAAAGCAGCAAGCCAACTTCCTCAACATAATCCAGTACCAGAGGTGATGAATGCCAACTCCAGCACGTTACTATAGTTCGAACGCAGCCAAGACAACTCTTGCTGCATCGATCAGTTCATCAGCAACAAGCTTAACGCTTGCTGCTGCAAGCAATCTTCCTGCACAGTATCCATACACTCTGATTCTTGAGAAGGATACAGCAAACGAAGAAGTAGTCGAAGTCACCAGTCTGGTAGGTTCTGCCTACCAGATCACTCGTAACATTGACTCATCAGGTGCTAAGGCACACGCCTTCGGTGCTAACGTTGAACACGGTGTATCGGCTCGAGACTTTACCGAGTCTCGCCAACACGAAGTTGCAACCACAGATATTCACGGTATTAGTGGTGATGTCGTCGGTACTGGTGGAGCACAAACACTTACTGGAACCAAGACATTATCTGCAGCAATCATCACCGCTGCTGGTGTAATCAACGCTAACAACTACAAGATTACAAACGTAGCAACACCAACAACATCTGGTGATGCAGCCAACTTGGCATACGTAACAGCGATTGCAGGATCTGCTACCGCTGCTGCAAGCAGTGCAACTGCTGCAGCAACAAGCGCAGCCAGTGCTGCTACCTCAGCAACTTCGGCTGCTACTTCTGCCTCAAGTGCATCTACTGCAGCAACGAATGCTGGAACATCATCATCTTCTGCAGCGACCTCTGCTACTTCAGCAGCAGCCAGTGCAACGGCAGCAGCAACCAGTGCTACATCATCTGCAGCATCGGCAACAGCAGCCAATACATCACAGTCAAGCGCAGCAACTTTTGCTACATCCGCTGCTACCTCTGCTACCTCTGCTGCTACTAGTGCTACTAGCGCAGCAGCATCTGCATCTGCTGCTCTTGCATCACAAAATGCAGCAGCAACCAGCGCAACATCTGCAGGAACATCAGCATCATCTGCTGCTGGTTCTGCTTCATCTGTTGCAGGGCAGGTTGCCTCTGGTCTTGTTCGAGATATGGGATCTATTACAGATACCGATACAAGCACAGGTACATGGATTTCATTATCTTCACTACAAACAAATACTCAATCGTCTGCTACATCTGCAGCCACTAGCGCATCTAGCGCAGCAACATCAGCTAGTGCAGCTGCTGCATCCGCAGCGACAGCAAGTACTTCTGCTGCTACGGCTATTTCATCTGCAGCAACAGCAACCACCTCCGCTGGTCAAGCAATAACTTCTGCTGCAAGTGCAGCAACTAGTGCTGCAAGTGCAGCAACTAGTGCTACGGCAGCAGCGTCAAGTTCGACAGATGCAACCGCATCCGCAACATTAGCAAACGACTGGGCAACCAAGACAATTGGCGCAGTAGCAGGCGGAGAGTTCTCTGCTAAGTATCATGCACAGGCTGCAGCCACATCTGCTGCAGCAGCATCTACCTCGGCTTCAAGCGCATCTACATCTGCAGGTTCTGCTGGTGTTTATGCAAGCCAGGCAAATACGTCTGCAACTAATGCAGCAACTTCAGCAACTGCAGCAGCAACTAGTGCTGCTTCCGCTGCTACTTCTGCATCATCTGCAGCAACCTCTGCATCATCGGCTGAAGCTAGTGCAACAACTGCTGCTAGTTTTATTCCATCAATGACTGGCAATGCTGGTAAGTATCTAACTACTACCAATGGTATTGCTGCATCATGGGCAACAGTTGATGCCCTGCCTTCACAAACTGGCAATGGTGGAAAATATTTAACAACCAATGGAACATCAGCAACATGGGGAACAATATCTGTTGCCTCAGATCCTAAAGCAGATATCTTCTTATTGATGGGAGCATAAGATGGCAGCATTTGCATTACAACTACGTCGAGGAACTACATCACAACACTCGGCATTTACAGGCTTAGTCGGAGAGATTACAGTCGATACCGACAAAGACACTATCGTCGTACACGATGGCGTAACAGCTGGAGGAATACCGCTAGCAAAAGAATCAGGAACATCAACAGCAACGGAAAGTATAAATCCTTTCCTATTGATAGGAGCATAAATAATGCCATCTACATATAAGGTATTGGCGCAATCAAACCCAGCAGCAACAACTGCAACAACGGCATATACTTGCGGTTCTGCAAGCGGTGCTGTTGTTTCAACAATCACTGTATGTAACCAAGCATCATCTGCTGGTTCATACCGTATCGCAATTCGTCCAGCAGGAGCAACATTGGCAGCAACACATTACATTGCCTATGACACACCAATTGCTGCAAACGATACAGTCGCTTTAACAATTGGTATTACATTGGCTAACACAGATGTTGTAACTGTTTACGCATCTTCGACTAGCCTTTCTTTCAGCTTATTTGGCACAGAACTTTCTTAATTTTTAATAGGGGGAAACAATGTCGGTTACAAGACTAAAATCCAACAAGCCTAAGTTTTGGGACCAGTCCTCTATAAACGGTGTTGTTGCTGAAGTCGTTGTAGTTGCAGGTGGTGGAGCAGGTGGAACATCAGCTTCTGCTGGTTACTATGGCGCAGGTGGTGGAGCAGGTGGAGTAAGGTATTCATCGTCCGTTCCATTAGCAAAAGGTTCAGCAGTTACTGTAACGGTTGGTGCTGGTGGAACTTTTGTATCTGGAAGCAAACAAGGTAACAATGGAAGCAACTCAACTATTGGCTCCGTAACCGCCACTGGCGGTGGCGGTGGAGGTGGAGGAGGCGACAACGATGCTACTCAAGTCAACGGTAAAAACGGTGGCTGCGGTGGTGGAGGTCAATCTACTCACGCTGTCAACATAAATGTTGGCGGAGGCATTGGTGGCTCTGGAATCCTTGGTCAAGGTTTCATGGGTGGTCACGGTGCTGGAATCTGGCAAACAGAACCACAAGCTGGCGGTGGCGGTGGAGGTGCTGGCGGACATGGATTGTATGGAGTATCTGCTGGTCAAGGTGGTCAAGGTGGAATTGGAACAATTCTTTATGCAGATTGGTGTAGTGCTACATCATCAGGAGATAATTTATTTTTAGCTGGTGGTGGTGGAGGCGGAGCTAACAGCTTCGCTGGTGCTGGCGGTCAAGGCGGTGGTGGTAATGGTGGTGCTGCAGGTGGCAGTGCAGGTAGTGCTAACACTGGTGGCGGTGGTGCTAACGGTGCTAATGGCGCAAGTGGAATTGTATTAATTCGTTATCCATCTACATTTGCTGCTGCTACAAGCACAACAGGTTCACCAAGTACCGTTACATCAGGCGGTTATCGTTATTATAAATTTACTGGAAGTGGGAGTATAACAATCTAATGGCTGCTAATAGATTAAAAAGTTCTACAGTAAAGTTTAATACAGCAATTGCAGGTGTAACACCAACTACAGAATTTATTTTACTTGCTGGCGGTGGCGGTGGTGGAACCGCATCAGGTGGTGGTGGTGCTGGTGGACTTGTATATCATGCTAGTTTTGCTCCATCTGCTGGTACTTCATATAGTATTAATATTGGTGGAGGCGGAGCCCTTAATACCAATGGAACTAACAGTTCATTTGCTTCAACTTTTACCGCTAATGGTGGTGGTTATGGTGGATCAGCAGGTGTGGGTGCATCTGGCGGATGCGGTGGCGGTGGTTCTGGTTACACAGGAAACAACGCAACATTAGCTGGTGGTGCTAAAACACAAACTGCAGGTTCTGCAAC